GATGGTTACGGATGGCATCCTGATTTTGGTAAAGGTGAGGAATCAACGAGAAAGTTAAGTGTTATAGTTCAGTTATCAGATAGTGATGATTATGAGGGTGGTGATTTAGAGTTTGCTTTAACTACAAAAAATAATAATGATTTCACTAAAGCAACAAGAAAAAAGGGAAGTGTAATAATATTCAATCCATTAGTTATACATAGAGTTACACCGATTATTTCAGGTACAAGATATTCAATCGTAAGTTGGATGCATGGAGATACATTTAAGTAAAAATAAAACTTTATTTCGATTCATTCTTAACTATTTATATAAAAGGTTTCAAACATGGCACAAAATCTATTCGACCATATAAAACAAATTACAAATGTACAAAATCCAAAGTATTGGGATTCACTTGATGAGGGTGATAAAAAAACTTGGAGTAATTACATGGTTCATCGTTTTCTTAGTATGAAATCAGATTGGATACAAGTTGTAAACGAGTTACAGAAATATTGGGAACTAAAACCAAAAAGTGTTTATCAGTTTTATATAGATATAATACCAAAAGGTAGAACTTTTTTAAGGTATACAAAATCAAAAAAGAAATCTAAGGTTGAGAAGTGGGCAATGGAACACTTAGTAGATTATTTTCAATGTAGTACCAGAGAGGTTGAAGAGTATTTAAATATTCTAAACAAAGAACAAGTTACATCAATCATCATGAAGTATGGAGTTGATGATAAACAATTAAAAAAAATATGGAGTAAATAATGAAAACACAACAATTTTACATGAAAGAAATGGAGTGGGGTGTTAATTCACAAACTAATACCACTTATATGAATTTTGAATTTGATTTAGATTCATTATATTCTATGATAGTAAAGTGTGATTATCTTTTGAGAGTTAATCCATTAAAAGAAATAAACTTGAATATAGCTTCGTATGGTGGTGATGTTTACGCAATGTTAGGTTTAGTGGATTATATCAGAGGATTAGGTGTAAAAGTAAACACTCATTGTGTTGGTACTTGTATGAGTGC